GTGTATAAATACACTGTCACCTCTGAGTTGATGGGTGCGAACCCCATCCAGGACGCCCTAGTCTTCCCGACTCAGCCATATCCTGTTCCTAGCTGGGAGGTGACACTGATTCTGATAAATAATCATACTCAATCAACAGAGGCACAGCTCACGTAAAGCTGGTAAAAATTTATGGTGCAACACACTCAGGAATCAAACCCTTCTAAAACCGGACCCAAGCCAAAAACACTGGAACCCATCACAGACAAAATGGGCATTGCTGTGGGTCGTGATAATCTCATAATCGATCCTCTGGATGTCCAAAAATTGTCGGCCTTAGGATGTAATTTGAAAGAAATATCAGATTTCTTTGGTGCCAAACCAGACACCATCAAACGCAATTTTGCGGATTACATACAAAAGGGACAGAGTGAGCTCCATATTAGTCTTAGACGTGCTATGATCACCAATGCCACACAGAATATGAATGCTACAATCCAAATTTGGCTGAGTAAGAATATGCTGGGTATGCAGGATGCCCCCACACAGACGGATGAGCACAAACCTCTGCCTTGGATCGAAAGCAAAAAACCCCAGGAAGCATCAGCACAAATTGGCAAAGTGAGTGATTTACAAGTGCAGATTTAGAATGTAATATTAACAATAAAACAAGGAGAAAACTTATGGACAATCGAATAAATGCCCAAACATATCTGGAATTAAAAGCACTGCTGACACAGATGTCACAGCAGGGTTTAACTTATGAACAAATTCAGCACACAGTGGCTGAGGTGATGAGCGAATTGAGTTTGGAAGCACAGGCAGCCGAACACAGAGCAGATCAGATATTGGAGATGATCAGAGACAGTCAATCCCAAGACAGCACCAGATTGAAAGAATTTTTAGCACAATTGGAAAAAAATGAAACCAGACACTGAAGACTTCTATTGCATTCGCAAAATACATCCAGTGACCGAATCCAGACTGGGCGGCGATTATGCACAGGTGGATCTGGTCAATATGAGAACATTGGAACCATACATCACCTATCTGTTTCAAAGTATGATGAATTTGGAACAGTGGGAATCAGTGTTGCAATTGGAATTGAATGATCTCACAGGTATTCTAACCAATCTCCGATTAAAAACCAAAAAGAAGCAACCTCTCACCACACGTCACGGTGTGCCCATACTGAATGCAGATGGAGTGCAGATTCATATGGAGGCGCCCCGAGCAGAAATAGAACGATGGTTAAGAGACAGAGATCTACTGTAAAAACCCCCAGCGAAAGTCATTGCGAAAATTGTGGGCACCCCCGACACTGTGCCTACACACTGTATGGGCATTCAATGCCAGGCGGGCATCTTGTCACAGGACATCGTAGGTTGCAACCTTATTGGTTTGAGGTGTGTGCAGAATGCCAGTGTGCTTGGTGTCAGATGATTACCCCATAAAAAATAATCCTTCATAATCAATGGGTTAGCAATCACCCGCTTGTATTGCGGATTCTTTGTGCTTGTTTTTTGGTTCTGAGTGATGCTATACTGATAGTATAACAACAGTAGGAGAACATATGGGACAGGCAAAAAGAAGAGGCACTCAAAGTGAAAGAATTAAACAAGCACAAGCAAGGATCAAACAGATTCAAAAAGAACATCCAGAAGGTTCAATTGTTATGGGCACACGAGAAGATTTTGACATACCAGAATGGAATGGTGCGTTGAACAGGTATATTCATTTTTGTTCGTTGTATGGAGAAAACACAATTCCGTGGGAATATGGCAACAATATGCAATGGGGCGACTATGTGATATCATTTGATCACGATGCCAAAGGTTATTTTGATAAAGACAAAGCCTACTTGTGTCATTATAGCAAAGGAACTTATTATGGTAGAGTTAAGGATCTATTACACAAAATGATATGGGATATGGAATCACCACATCTACTTTCACCAGACAATAAGGATTATCCAACATTTTTGGAATGTGTTGACAGCATTGGCACAACGGCAATTGAAAGGGCAGGGTGGTCATCCAATGATTTAAAATTAGATAGCAATTTCGTCAGTATGATGAACAAAGTTTTGGAAGAGGTTGCACAATAACCCATTGAAAACCAACACCTATTTGTTACCAAATCAGGTTGATTTATTGGTAGTGTGGTGTTAATATAATAGTATAACAAAAGGAAAACATATGATTACATATAATTTAAGAGATATCACTACAAGAGCAGAGATGCTTCAACATTGGCTAAAGAGATACCGCGGTGCTGTGTGGTGTAATGCTCCTGTGGTAAGTGCGGCTATGGCGTTGATAGAAGAGAGTTATGTGGAGCAATATGGCACATACTCTTGGACAGCAGAGGGCATAGAAGAAGAGCTGATACAGGATTACAGCAGACACATCTGTGGACTTAAAAGCATACACTTCAAATTTCATTTGCTGAATACAAAGAAAGAAAAGGAGACCGCATAATGAGCAATAATATAAATGAATCAATTACAGGTAAATGGTTAGTAAGAGAAATATTTTTTGATAAACAAAATATTGTTATTCCTAATCAATTTGGTAAAGAGTTTAAAATGTCTGGGTCCATATCTGATATTATGAAAAAAATAAACAAGATTTGGAAAGATTTTGATGGTTATCAAATTGATCTGATTGAAGGTAATTGTGACACTTACAGTTCAATAATAAACAAAGCAAAACTGCCTGAAGATTGGCATTTAGTTCCTTAATATGCCAAAATTTTTTTATCACGGAACCACTTACAAAGCATATGAAGACATACAGAAATCTGGCGCCATTGAACCGCAGTCAGGTAATACCTACACAGATAAAATTTTTCTTTCTGGCAATGATGAATATGCTCGTAGGGTCACCTTTGTTAAACACGCACAAGAACAAGGAGACATTATTGTGGTTTACAAAATACCATCATACAAATTAAAGAAAAAATATCTGTCAGACGGAGGTAAACATATCAGTTCAATGTTAAGTTTTGATGACAAAACGTGGTGTTATTCCAAACCTATTTCAATCAAAGATAATGATGTGTTGGTAGGTGCGGCACCATATTTTTTAAATTTGCCTGAAGGTGTCAACATATATAGAAATGGCAAGACCACAGGATTTACATTTACAAAACAAGCGGCAAAACACTTTAACATAAAATTAGAAGCCTCAGGGGTAATCAAAATTTAGATGAGCCAACCCCAGCAGTTCTCCTACGCAGAATGGCTTTACCATATGGACGGTGGTGATTCAGTGTGGGGCGATATTCAATTATGGGCCAATCTGAAACAATACCGTTTGCCCACTGAGCAAGAGGCTGAATCAAAATCACAATCAATTCTGACAGAAAAGACTCTATCTTAAGCACTGTTTCTCAAGGTCCATATAAATACAACATATGGAAAACAGATTCAAATACGCCCCAACACCCACAAGCACCAGACGCTGTGTGCATCTGAGAAAATTTCAAGACCCCATTCAACACGACAAATATTACGGTTATCTCAAACACCGAGCACAAGCCGCACACAGGCAGGAGCCACACAGTTTAAGTTGGCGTCAGTGGCAGACACTATGGCCACACCCACTGTGGAAAAAAAGAGGTCGTGGTCCCCGCAGTCTTAGATTGGCACAAAAGAATCCCAAATTGGGTTGGAGTTTAAAGAACTGTGAAGTGGTGGAACACAGCTCACATATGAGCAAAATCAATCTAGCAAGAACTGAGGCAAAAAAACACAATGCTGGATCCATTTGATCAATTGAATCGTCATAATGAAGAACTGCTGGCACAGAAGCAGATGCTGTTGGTGTTGGCAGAAAATCACAACAGACTGAATGCCAAATTGGAAGCCATCAAGACTCAGCACAGTCACATACTCACAGCATTGGAAAATTTAACCACACACATTATTCACAGTGATAAAACCTTTCGGGTGATGCCAAATGATCCTCAGTAAAACACAGCAACAGGTAGCAGACAGCGCCAAAAGGTTTAAATTGGTCACAGCTGGCAGACGTTGGGGCAAAACATTCCTAAGCATCAGAGAGATTGCCTATCAGGCCAGACTGCCCAACAAATTAATTTGGTATGTGACCAGTTCTTACAGAGCCGCCAAGATGATTGTGTGGAAAGAATTGAAGAATAGAATGCTGGACCTGCGTTGGGTGAGCAAAATCAATGAATCAGAACTCAGCATCAGATTAAAAAATGGCAGTGAAATCTGTTTGAAAGGTTCTGAAAATGCACAACAGTTGAGAGGAGTCAGTCTCTCATTTTGTGTGATAGATGAAGCCGCACAGGTTGATCCAGATGTGTTTGCAGAAGTGATCAGACCAGCATTGGCAGATCAGCAAGGAGGTGCATTGTTTATCACCACACCTTTGGGCAAAAGCAATTGGACCTATGACTTGTATCGTCAGGCACAACAGTCACCCGCACTGTGGGACGCCTATCAATTCACCACAGCAGATGGCGGATTTGTGACAGAATCAGAAATAGCAGCCGCCAGAGCAGATATGAGCGAACGCCAATTTCGTCAAGAATTTTTGGCCACTTGGGAAGATGCCGCATCGAGGATTGCTTGGGCATTTGACAGAGAAAAGAATGTGCAGGACTTGCCCAATTATAATACCATACAATTGGAAGTGGGGTGCGATTTTAACGTATCGCCCATCACTGCTGTGATTATGGTGCGGGTCAAAGATAAGTTATATGTGATAGACGAAATACAAATGCACAATTCAAACACACAAGAACTGGCAGACGAATTAAAATTACGTTATCCCAAGAGTCAGATTACTGTGTATCCAGATCCTTCAGGGTCAGCCAGAAAAACTAGTGCCAATGGACTCACAGATCATACCATATTGCAGAACGCAGGATTCACAGTGAAAGCACCACGCAGGCACGATGCTGTGAGAGACAGAATCAATGCCATCAATGCCAGATTCTGTTCAGCAGACGGCGTTAGACACCTGTTTATATCTAAAAAATGTAAATACATTATCGAATCATTAGATAAATATT